ATCAATGGGAGATAACTTTTTATCCTCCAGCGGAGGTAGAGGTCCCGTTAGGTTTTAGTAAGCCACTAACTTTGGCTGCTAAACAAGTTAATGGGATGCAAGTATCTGTGGAAGACATTCCTGTTAGCAGAGTGAACGATGTTGTGTACTATCCAGGTAGACCTTCTTATGGAGAGCTTGAGGTAACTTTTGATAACTTACTAGCCACTAAGGCTGGATGGCAGTTATACAAATACTTTCAAACTATTTATGATCCGACTACTGGGGAGATGACCTCTACATTTTTAAACACACCAGGATCCTTTAAGTCTAAAGTAGAAATTTTAGAATTGAATGGGCAGATGAAACCGATTTCAATGGTTGAACTTAGGGGAGTGTATCCTAAGAGCTTTAATAAAGCTGAGAAAAACTACTCCACTAACGAGTTCGATACTGTTTCAGTAACTTTCCGTTATGATTTCCTGTTCCAGAGAGGGGATACTGTCTAAATTAGTTAACTATAATAAATAGAATGACAACCCAACTCAGCCTGTGTCTTTGGTTGGGTTGGGTTTTTTACTTTCACCATGGATTTTTTTAACGACTTACTAAATAGTTATTCACTTCTTAAGAAGAGGAAGCTTCGTGTAGTTTTAGATGAAGTCTGGAACAAAGAGTCCCGTAAGGATACTATTTCCTATTCTGAGCTACTCACTCTGTCACAAGGGAAAGAGGAGAGTTCCTCTAGAGCATTAACCGTTATAAATAATACGATAAGTGTACTAGACTCTATGTTCCCAGGAACTAACTCAGAAGCTATACGCCTAACGGGACAGCTTGTTACAGGGAATGTTGATCTTCAGGGAGTAGGGCAACAGTTGGGTTTGGAACAGATAGCTACGCCCACCCCAAGGGAGGGCACCATAGGGTCTAACTCTGGGGCTAGGGACGATGGGGGAGCCCAATCAACGGCTGCTATTACTACTGCGTGTGGAGGCACCGTTAAGTGGGGAAAGAGAACTGTTGTAGGTAAGAATTGCAAGACTAACCCTGTGGTTATGGAGGACTTAAGAACAGCTATAGTTAGGCAGCTTTGGACGGACAATCTATCTACTATCCCTGGCATTAATGCTGAAGATCCAGTAGCCCAAGAATTCTTAAATTCACATGCAGGTGCAAGTTTAGTAGAACTTTTTCCCACAGAAGACGGGGATAATACATTACAATTCTTACTTAATTTAGATTCTTTATTTGAAATTTATAATAACATAGAAGGGGTAGAACCCTTAGGAGATTTTGGAAATGTTCATGCAAAGAGATCTTTCTTTGGTGTAGTTTCTAATACTAGTAAAGGAGGGGAGACTCTTGCCGCTAAATTTGAGGACTTAGGTGTGCCTGGAGGGGAGACCTTTATTCCTGATCAACAACAACTAAAAGGTGCCATAGTTACTCTTAAGATGGCTATGGATAGGATAACAACTTCTCTAAAAGATCCTAAAGAAAACTTTGAATCAATGACATGGTTGGGAGACAACTTAAGATTGGTAGAGGATTCTAAAGGTAAGACAAGATTATATGTAAGTACAGGATATCCAGGTGAGACAGATGCTGTGGAGTTTGATGGTGGTAGACAACCTGAATTAATCTCTATGATAGAGTCTTATAATGCATGGGTTGAAAAAAATCAAGAAGATTGGGGATTAGAAGATCAAGACTTAAGTGTACCTACTATTGAATATACGAAGAGGGATCTTGGTGAATTATCCACGGGTAAGCTTCAGAATCTTACAAAAGATATTACTGAGACTGCTGATGAGATGATGCTGTTATATAATCTTGGGCAGACAGAAGAAGCTGTAAAACTATATGAGGGATTGCGCCATCAATGGGGAGATAATTTACAGATAGGAGCTAGAATTTCTGAGGCAACAGAGGAAGCTGATGTAGCTACTACCCTTGAATGTGAACAATTTATTAAGTCTGCGAAACTCTTAAGGGCAAATCTTGGGAAAGACTTTAAATCTTTTGTCAGAAAAATGTTTATAATGAGGGGAGATGCTGTTAGGGAGTCTGGGGCTATAGCAGCCGTTAGATATGGGGGTACAGCAGAAGAGGGCAAGAAGGGTGTTAAGACAGATCAGTTCCTAATATTTGATGATCCTGCAAAGGCTCAAAAATGGAACCATTCAAATAAAAAGAATGCTATGTCCTTAGCTGACGCAGCAAAGTTTGGGGGCACAACTGTTGAAGCACTGAAAAAGAAGTTTGGTATGGACCCGTCTTTTGATGATGATACAGAAGTTTATCTTGGGTTTGATACCATTAAACATACTTTAACAGGTGGCTTCAAGATGGCTACTATTGGTAGACCTGAGGGAATAGTTAGTGATATTGTAACTGAAAGAAACTCAGTAGAACATCATGATTGGAACCAGTCCTCTTTTGGTCTGTTAGGAATGGATCAATCTCAACAGAACGCAATGTATGATGTTTTTGAGAGGATGAATAAAGGCTTTAAAAATTTTGATCGGCTAAGAGACACCCAAAGAAGTGGTACTCTTACTAATACTCAAATACAAAGAGAATTGTTTGCTGCTATGCCTTCGCTCCCTCATAAGTATTCTGGGACATATGTCCCAGAACCTCAAGGCCCAACACAGCAGGGAGTGGGTGAGACTGATTCTAGTATTATTTCTCCTAATAATGCAAGAGAAGAAAATAATTTAGAGGGTGTACAGGGTAGAATAAAGCATATGTATTTCCTTGGTAGCTTACAACAAGGATTAAGGTCTCCAGACCCCAAACGGAGAGAAGCATCCAAACATGCTTTAGCCTTCTTAATGGTTAGAGCAGGACATGATATACATGATGCTAATGACATTGAAATGAATCTGGAAGAGATGACTAAGCATATTTCTAAGAGGAATGGAACTCTTACAGAAGAAATGTCTTGGTTTATGGATTCTGATGATCCTTTAGGGGATGGAGAAATATCTTTCTCTGAGACAGGGTTCAACATAGGTGCCTTAAGTATGAAACATGCATCTAATAAAGGTAAAGCGGAAGGAGGAACCCTTCATCTTAATGCAAGACAGGCATCTAAAAGAAGAGCTAAAGAAAAAGCAGCAGCTAAAGCTAAACCTACTAATGACAGTATAGAATATTCTTCAACGGAACTTATGAACAAGCTCTTAGAAGTTCAACAGTTAATGTTTAGTCAGTTAATTAAAGAATAAAGACCTATCTACACTAAGTAGATCTTTAAATGCTGTTAAGGCATAGTCCTTCAGTATGTATATCACTCTTTTATTGTTAAGCTTTAGTTGATTACATATATGGCTATCTTGCTTAATTAAAACTATAATATCACGACGATCCTGAGCCATCAAGACAATTCCCGATTTATTTGCTTGTTCAGCATCTTTTTCTGTCTGTTTGATGAACTCATAGATCTTAGATTTTGGATTGAGTAGGGAGTATAGGTCCAGATCGTTGTAACCCTTCTTACATTCGATGGTATAGATGAAATTCTTAGGAGTTATCAAATCTCCATGGATTTTTAGGTGGTCTGGTAGCTTATGGGTAGTAGCGAATGCACCTGACCCAGGGGTTCTTTGGAAGTCTGTTGTTTCAAAGTGTTCATTAAGAAGCTTTGCTACCTTCCTCTCAAATGCTGACCCCTTAGCCTTACTATTCTTACGCTTAGGTTTCTTACGAAGGTTGTCTAAATTATATGTATCTTTCATTAGGTTCGTCCTCTTGCTGTACTATTATAGGTTATGTCAGATAATATATTAGATATTTACGAAAAGGATCATAATTTTAAGGTAGGTCAGTTGTCTCCTGATAATTGGACCACTACAGCAGAATATAGGAGCAGGAGTCGTATGAAAGTTACTTTTAAGTTAAATAGGGAGGAGACTGGAGCCTTCACAAATTTTAGAAATCAAACAAAACCAGATCAGATAAGTGAGGAGAATTTTATTAAGTCCATTTTCTTTCTAGGTCTTACTACGCTTGAAACTAATCTAGCAGCTAAAATATCTGAAGAGATGGCAAAGGTAGATGAAGATGTACAAATTCCAGGGGATACAGGTGAGTCCATGGGAGATATGTTAGGTATAGATTCACCAAACACTCCTGAAGAAGAGTAATTAAAATTGAGAACTCTATCAAAAGAGAACGAACTAAATAAACTAATTAAAGATCAGAGAGCGCGAGGCAACAGGGAATTTTTTCTCTTTACCTCTTTGTGGGACACAGTTTCCGATAATGTATTGGAAGCTATTAAAAACAAACCACCTAAAGTTTCTCTGTCAGTTATCAATTCTTTCGACACTCCACATAGTTTTGTGATTTGGAGTGTGAAAAAGACACCGTGCTTGGTAATATTAGAGGGCAGAGGCAGGGACAAGAGATTAACCGTCACTGACCATGTAACTGACATCTATAGACGACTACGCTTGGAGAAATAATGGAAGGAGAGTATACGAAGAAGGCTTCTGAAAGAACCTACTCAGATATAGGGTCTATGGTGGGGAAGCTTGTTGAGGATAAGCAGAAAGCTTATGGTGATTCCTTTGGTAGGAGTGGGAGATGCTTGGAGGAAATGTTTCCTAACGGCATCCAAGTAGATCAGTATGGTGACCTCCTTACGATTGCTAGGATATTAGATAAACTTTTTCGTATAGCTAATGATCCAGATGCCTTCGATGAGAACCCTTACCAGGATATTGTAGGGTATGCGTTGTTAGCTATGAGAAGATATAGTTAACTAAACTTACCTCGCATTAGATCCTCGTAAGCGTCCAACTTCTCTTTGTATTTCTTATTTTTTGTGTAGATAAGTCTGAGATTATTCATTATAATTGTAGTGAAGTAATTGAAAGCTTTTCCATTCTCTGGCTTGAACTTGTTTAGGGTCTTGAGAATAAGTACAAAGCACTCTTGTTTGGCATCATCTAAATCTACAGCAAATCCATATGACACTAGTATATTTTGAATTAACAGATCAAACATAGAAAATAGCTCTTCCTCATGTTTTTTTGGCTCTGTCTGGTATAATAAGATCAGTTCCTCAAACCTGTCGTTGTCTATGTAATGTTTCACCATGAACCTGAATAATTTGTACGCTGAGAGCGGAGTTGGTATCAACCCTCTATGTGAGGGCTGCTCCATTCTTAAGATCAACAAGTCTGAACATTGTATTGTTGATTATGAGAATGTTAAGCCTGTAGATGTTTTATTTGTTACTGAGTCCTATGCCTGTAAAAATAATGGGAAGTGTATCCCCCTACCTAAACAAGCAAAAGATCTCATCGAAGATATTATAGTCCCACTTAAAGTTTCGTATGCATTCTCTCCCTCAGTTAAGTGTCCTAGTGTTAAAGATGCTGACATGACCCCATCAGATAGGGAGATTTGTAGAGAACATTTGTTTCGTACTATAGATAGCTACAAACCTAAGTTGGTGTTTGTTTGTGGTAATCTAGCTATGAAGATGCTTATTAAAAAGTCTGGGATTACTAACAAGAGAGGGTCCCTGTACAAGTACGAAGATTATAATGTGGTTCCTCTGTATCACCCCTATCAGGTAGTGGTCGAACCTAAGAATAAGTTTCTCTTTGAGAGGGACATTAAGAACTCTGTTGACAAGTATGTGTTTGGGAATACAACCAAGGCAGACTTTGATTACACTCTCCTCTCTACTATGGAGGATGTTGAGAAGGTCTGTGATGAATTATCCCAAACTAGCGATGACCTAGCGTGTGACATTGAGACCACAGGGCTTAACTTTTTAACAGACACGATTATGACCATAGCGTTTAGTACGCACAAAGGAAATTGGGTTATTCCAATATTTCATAGAGAAAGTCCTTTTACTGAGGAAGAATCTGCTA